GCGGTAGCACCCGCGCTCGCACCCGCGCTCGCACCCGCGCTCGCACCCGCGCTCGAAGCCAAAGGGGCAGACTCAGACGCGCCCCCTGCCGCCGTCTCACGCTCCCTGTGAAACCCGACGTTTTCCTTGATCGCCTCTACGATCAAGGACCGCGGCGAGATACCGAGCCTCTTCGCATGCAGAGCAACAGCCTTACGCGAGATCCTACTGATCGGCAGCCGGACACCACGGACATCCTCTGGGACACTGTTGCCCGACGAATGGATGAATATCCACTCATCGATGGCTAACTCAACCTGCTGTTGGATGTCGTGGCCGTCTAACATCGCATACGCCCGAAAATCGCGGATCAGCCGCCCATGCAGTCGGACGCTCACCCGCACCGTTATGTCGCCGTTATCCATATTTGTAACCTACCCTTATCCCGCGTGCCGTGCAACCCACAGCGCGCGCTTAGGCACCTTAATAAACACACGGCATTTTCCGAGACGCGATATCACACCACGTCGGAAATACAGAGACCTTTTTATAAACACGGACATACACACACATACTACTGTGTGTCTAACCGTGCGTCCACGTATGATGATGATGATCTGATGTGATGTTATATTATATTATATAGGAAGCGCCTAGCTTTCAAACAATGTTTCCGATCACACTCGAAAAAAACCCTTGAGTTTGCTACATTCCCACCTCGCCAACATGTTGGAACATCCTACAATCGCGTAAGCCCGCAATATCATTCGATATTCACCCTATTTTGGGTACGAAAGTAGGATTTTTGTAGCATTTCCCTACCGATAAAAACGGGCTCCGGACGCCGTTTTCAACGGGTTTCAGGCCGAAATCGGGCCGACTGACCGATTTTCCGCAATCTTGAGAATGGTTCTCATAGATAGTTGCAGTCGGGGTGCAACTATCTCGCCGCAAAACAGGCACGCGCGCAGGTCGCTAAAATGGCGGTATGGAAGAAACGACGCCCATCGTCATCGATCCTGAGTTCGCGAAGCTGATTCCGCCAGCGGCACCGGACGAGCGCGCGACACTGGAGCAAAGCATCAAAGCCGATGGCTGCCGGGACGCGCTGGTTGTCTGGGCCGGCAAAAATATCTTGCTTGATGGTCATAACCGATTCGAGATCTGTAGCCGACTTACTATTCCGTTTCAGACCAGGACACTCGAAATAAAATCGCGCGATCGCGCGAAACTCTGGATCGAAGAGCATCAGGCCGGGCGCCGTAACCTCGGCGACGATTCCAAGGCGATGATATGGGATTCGATTCGCGAGCGTCGATCGAAGCTGGCTGTCGCGGAGAAATTAGAGCGGGCTCGATCCATCAAGGCGGGAAAACTTTCTATGTCGGACAACGTGTCCGAGATAGAAAAGCCCCGTCACGACACCCGCGCCGAGGTCGCCCGCGAAGCCAAACTTCCCGACCGGAAACTACGGGCCGCAGCTGAGGTCAAGAAGGCATCCCCTGAACTCGCGCAAAGGGTTCGCGACGGCGAAATGCCGCTTGCGGCCGCGCGCAGGGAGATCAAGCGCGCCGCCATCGTGGAAAAACTCGATTCCATTGAAGCCAAACACGCTAAAGAGATCGCCGGAACATATGACGTGATCGTGATCGATCCGCCTTGGCCGATGGAAAAAATCGAGCGCGACGAACGCCCGAATCAGTCTGAGTTTGAATATCCCGTGATGTCGCTCGACGCGATTGAGCATTCGGTTGGCACCCAACTCTCGCAGCATACCGCGCAAGACTGCCACGTCTTCGTTTGGACGACGCAAAAATTTCTACCCGCCGCGATTAGGTTGATCGAGAAATGGAGCCTCAAGTACGTTCTTACTTTCGTCTGGCATAAGCCGGGTGGCTTTCAGCCCTTCGGCCTTCCGCAGTACAACTGCGAGTTCGCCTTGTATGCACGGAGGGGCGCGCCGCAGTTTGTCGATACGAAAGCATTTCCCACATGTTTCTGTGCGCCCAGGATTGGACACAGCGCGAAGCCGCCCGAATTCTACGATATCTTACGCCGCGCCACGGGCGGCAGGCGCCTCGATATGTTTAACCGCCGCGCGATCGACGGCTTCGACGGGTGGGGCCAGCAGGCATGAGTATTTGGCAAAAGGATAAGCGCTGGTCGGATCTATATTTGGCGAAAATCAAGCAGTGTCTTGGTTTTGCGCTATTTACAGCAGCGCCGATTGCCGAAGATCAAGAGCGAAACACGGATCTCATTGTGCTCAACATGGCGTCCGTTCGTATTGCCTGTAGAGTCCGATGCGCCGAAATCGCGGCACCCGACTTCTGTGACTGGTGCAGCAAGCCGCATTCTGTTGACGCGTGGCCGAGATTCGCCGACGAGTTCACCATTCGCGCTAGCCGGCCCACAGGCACCAAGACAGAGATGGCGAAGATACACGACGGTTGGGGCGATTATTTTTTCTATGGGCTCGGCGACCGGAACCGTAAATTCGTACGATGGACCTTGGCGAGACTGGATGTTTTTAGAAGAGTCGATCCCGTGGGACACACGCAACAGAATAGAGACGGATCGAGTAGCTTCCGTGTTTTCCGGTGGAACGACTTACCGCCAGAATTTATTGTGAAGTCCTACGACTTGAGGCTCACCAGCGCCGCGAACGACGCGGCGATCTCACACAGCGCCACGGCCCAACCATCACCAGAGCAGCGCCGCGGCTGGCGCGACGAGCAGCGCGATCCATCAGTAAAGCTGATCCCATAAGGCACGCAACCCACACGCTAAACTCAACCCATGCCTGACGACGAAATTAAAACGCGACCCGCGATCGAGAAAAAACGCGAGTGGGCCCACGGCGACGGCGGCTTCGGTAAGAACTGCAACCGCGCGGCCCGGCCGATCTATACGGCACCGCAGAAGATACCCGAGGAATGCCGATCGTGGGGCTGTGGCAACGCCGATTGGCTGGGTCGCGGCATCGTCGAGCGAGACAAGGCGACGAAAAAGATTCTCACCCGCGACGGCAAGAAGGTGAAGCAGGAAACCAACGATGGGTAAGCTCGTCGTATTAAACAGTGGACAGTCTTCCCTGGGAAGTGTGCGTGAAGCGCTGGAAATCGTGATCAAGGCTCTCGACGGCGGAAAACCTATCCGACGAATCATAATCGTAACCGAAGAAGATTCGCCGCCGGGCGACAAGGATTTGGCCCACTACGATGTGTGTACTTCAAATCTCACTGTTGAGGGTTCGTACTGGCTTTTAGAAATGGGGCGCCAGTGGATTTTAGAAAGTGGTAAGGCATAAGCCACCCGGTAATTCGGGCACGCAGCTGCCGCGATAGGGTATCAGAGGAAATAACGACGATGAAAAAATCTACGAAGAAACCGACGGCGCCGCGAAAGAAGAAACCGGCGGTGAAGTTGCCCGTAACTAAGGGCAGCGATAACGTCTACCGCGATCTGGGCCTGCCGGACGCGGACGTGCTACAAGCGAAATCCGACGCTGCGCCGAAGAAAAAATCAGAGGGCGATGAGCCGAAGCTCCCGGGTGCGGCTCTCCTCGCCGCGGCGGCGCCGAAACCGTCCGAGAATACGGAGCGCGAGTGCGACGATCCCAGATGCCCGATCTGCGCGCCCGCGAGGAAGCGTGCGGCCGCATACAGTCCCGGCATAGATCCCGATCTCGATGCAGCCTACGGGATTCAGTCCACCACGCCCGCGCCGATCGCGGATACCGCTCTGCGCATTACTCGGGTGGCATCGACCGCGCTGGCGGTACTCTGTGTGCTCGCGTTACTGGCTGTCGGGGTCCATGCGGTTCGGCAAATCACGCCCACACCACCGCGCGTCATTCCCGCGTCCGCGCCAAGCGCCGCGCCAAGCGCCGCGCCAAGCGCCGCGCCTATCGTCGCAGCGCCGATATATTTCCCGCCGCCAGTGGTGCAGCCGGTGCCCGTAGTCAACCCACCGCCGCCGCCGCGCAGGCATCACCGTGCCCTCGATCACCTGGTCTGTCTGCACGGGTATCCCGTCGGCCGCGACGCGTGTACGCAGTGAATCCGCCCGTGACGATATCCTCCGCATGGAAGCACCTGAGCTCACCCCCGAACTGATCGAAAAAATTGTCGGTTTCGTCCGCGCTGGTGCGCAGGCTATGACGGCCGCATCTGCGCTTGGCATTGACGGCGCGACATTCGAGTCGTGGATTGCCTTGGGCGCCGATCCGGAAGCCCCGGATTCACTTTACCGTACATTATTCACGAAACTCGAGCGCGCCGTCGCCGAAGTGCGCCTGCTCACTGAAGTCGAATTGCACAAGCGCCAGCCCCGCTCCTGGTTACGTAGTACGAGAAAATCCCCGCTTGCGCCGTTGCGTGTCGTTCCCGCGCCGGCGAACCCGAAGCTGCCGCCGCGCGCCGTTCTCACCGGCAAGCAGCGCGCTTTTGCGCTTGCGTATATCGAACTTGGCAGTGGCGATAAAGCTGCGCTCAAGGCCGGCTACTCGAAGGCGAATCCGCACCGAGAGGCGGATAGGCTCCTGCGGATGCCGCATGTGCAGCGTGCGATCCGTGAGATGCACGAAGACGCGATCCGCGAAGGAAAGATCACCGCGCGCCGTGTGCTTCAGGAGCTGGCCGCGATGGCGTTCCTCGATCCCGCTGATATGTATGACACGCGCGGGAACCTACTGCCCATCCCCGAGATGCCGGAACTGGTACGCCGCGCGCTTGTCGGCTTTGATGTCGAGGAGATTTACGAGCAGGGCCGCAAGACGGGCACGCCGTCCGGCGTGACGAAGAAAATCAAAAACGCGAAGCTCCAGGCGCTCGCGCTGCTCGGCAAGCACCTGAAGATGTTCGGCGAGACGCTGGAGATCGGAGGTAGCGATGGTCGGCCGCTAACCATTGTCCATCTGCTCGAGCGTCTCGGGCCGATACCACCGGGACCGTCGCGCGCTGCGATCGAAGAGCAGGCGGTCGAGGTGGAGTCGCGCCCGTCGCTTACGGCCCCCGCGATCGAACGTACAGCCGCGCCCGCGGATGAATCTGCTGACGAAATCGATCTCTCAAGTCTCCCTTCTTGGAAGCCGGAATAATGGACGACCTCGCATTAACTCCCGAACGGCGCGCGGAATATCAAGAAGCAATCCGCGATCCCGTACTATTCGCGCAGCGCGTGCTCGGCGTTGAACTCTGGTCGGCGCAGGTCGAAATGCTGCGCGCGATCGAGAGTAGTCGTCGCGTGGCGATCAAGGCTTGCCACCAAATAGGTAAGAGTTTCTCGCTCGCGATCGCTACGCTGTGGTGGCTCGCCCGATGGGACGACGGTATGGTACTGACTACGGCACCCACCGAGCGGACGACGCAGATCGCCATCTGGAAGGAAATCCATACACTTGCGGCACGCTCGCGTATCCCGTTCCCGAACGCCAATTACGGCTCGATGTGGCTACGCGATCGGAAGAAATTCCCGGACAATTTCGCTTTCGCGCTAACGGCCAACCGGCCCGAGAATTTTCAGGGCGCGCACTCCAAGCATATGATGATTATCGCCGATGAGGCACCCGGTATCGAGTCTGGTATCTGGGACGCTATCGCGGGCAGTCTTGGCGGTAGGGATGCACGCATCATCATGGCTGGCAATCCCACGAAGCCGATGGGCGCTTTTTATGATGCGTTCAATCGCGAAAAAGCCATGTGGCGCACCATTACTATGAGCGTCTTTGATTTGCCGCATCTCGCCGGTCTGACGATCGACGACCTTCTTAGGCTCGATCCAAGGCTCGGAGGTCCGCTTGACGAGATTCCGGATGCGCTGGCGTATATGCCTACGGGCCGGTGGGTAATCGAGCAATATCTACAGTGGTGGCATGGCGATGAAGAATCGTCGCCAATGTGGATGGCCCGTGTGCTCGGGCAATTTCCCGGGCAGGCACCGAACTCGCTATTTAAGCGGATATGGCTTGAGCGGGCGACCCGCGCCGCAGAAGATCATAGCGATGCGCGGCTGATTGCTGGCGTTGACGTGGGCGGCGGACAGGCGGAAACCGTCTGCTATCTCTGCCAGGCGCTGCCCGGCGAGAAACGGATTTTGAAATTCGGTGCGTGGCGTTCCGAAGATACGCTCGACGACGTGGCGCGATTTCTCGATCCGTATTTGAAACGGCTAACCAGTGTGCGCGTCGATGCCGACGGGATCGGTCTGGTGTTTGGTGTTGAACTCCGCAAGAAGGGATTTCCCGTCGAACTCGTCCATGTCGGTATTCCAGCCGAGGGACATCCCGGTCTCGGCGCCGAGGATCCGTCGCTGCTGTATGTTAATCGGAAGGCGCAGTATTATCAGCACCTTGCGAGCGCCTTTCGGAACAATGAAATATCTGGACTCACAGACGATCTGACTATTACGCAACTGCTTGGGATATTGGTCGAGATGGACAGCCGTGGCCGTTTAGCGATCGAGTCGAAGGCCGCCGCGCTCAAGCGCGGCATTCCGTCGCCGGATCGGGCTGAGGCGCTCATGCTGGCGTTGGGTGCGCCCGTTCAAGAGTACGTATTTCTGCCGGTGCCGAAAACGCCGTCGCAGCCGATGTCGGATTGGGATCGTAAGCTGAATGAAGATCCGCCGCGCACCGGCGGCAGCAAATTTGGCGGGAAGGGGCGTGCTTACTGAACCGGACATCGAAGCGGACATTTTAGGCACGCGGAGACCCGTTAGAGTGGTTGCGTGCCTGAGCTAACGCCCTACCACTGCGACACCTGCGAATTCCACGTCGAGATCGACTGGATGACGGAACATACGATCACGTCGCTCCGCCTGATCCATTTACACATTACGCGACTCGCCGACGGCTCGCTCGGATACCATGCGGGCCCGTCATGTGCGGGCACGATGCTGAGGTCAGATCAATGATCATCCCGTTCATAATGTTCGCCGCGACACTGGTCGCGATCGGACTTGTGGTCCCGGTAATTTTCCTTCCGAGGAAGCAGCCGCCCAAAATGAAGGAAAGGCCGCAAGGTAAGCCCGCGAAAGTTATCAAGATGCACGGGGACGACGCGGCGTGAGGGTAACCGTCAAGATGGAGAACACCGGCGATTTTGGTTGCGGCGCGTATCCGTGCCGGAACGCCGCCGAGTATCGCATCGAATTATCCGGCGTCTTGGTCGCGCGCGTATGCCACGCGCACGGCGTCGAGTTGAAGCATGAGCTGAATCGGAATCTGGTGCCGGGCCGGCGCCGGGCGGCAGAGGAAACGCTATGATCTCCGAAATCCTAGACCTCATCGCCGCGCTATACCGTGTGTTCCGGTACACGATAGCGGCCGCGATCCTTATCCCGGCATCGCTGATAATCATCGTCGGTGCCGTTCTGATGTATGCGTCGCGCCAAATCGACACGGGTCCGCACACCGAATTACTGAGCGCGATCGAGACGACGAAGGAATAACCACGCCATGAAAGCCCCTACGCCTGCGAAAACAAAACCTGCTATTACGTCCTGCTTGCGCTGCGGCGGCAGCGGCGTCGAAACGACCGTCCTTGAGAAGTGGGACGAGGTATCCGGGCTGTTGCGGTCGCTGATGTGGCCCGAGAAGCGAATTACGCAATTTCGGAATAGTCTGAGGCGTGGGGATATTATATGGCAACTCCGGGCGCTCTCGGTAGAAACCCAGGCACCCGACGGAAAGCGGCGATCGTTCTACAAAGAGCCGGGCGTGAGGACGGTATGATCACACCTGCCGAGGTGCGCGCCGAACTGGCGAAGATTCGCACGGTCAGCACCGGCAAGAACGTGGATGTCCCGAAGGCGTCTGCGATGTTCGGGCGGTTACAGAGTGTCGTTTTTGATGACCTGAGCAAAACCGGGGATCAGCGCGTGCGTGCGATACTGCGGCTGATCATGGAGTTCAAATTATAATGCTGCGCGCGACCATCGAGATCATCCTGTTCGGTGACGAGGCCCGCAAGAGCGAGATCGTCACCATCGAGATCGCGAATATCGGCGGCGACCAGACCATGGGCGAGTACGCAGTCACGGAGAAAACACGGGGTAGGTCCACGCGCCTGGCGTATGTGCATCGTTTCCCGCGGCGCTTGATGGCGGCCGCGCTCGTCGCACGGGCTATCACGGCGCTTGGGGCGGCGTGATCACTCCCCCTTCCCCCTCTGTTCCCTGCGGATCTTCCGCCACCGCTTCCGATTGCGCGCGGACATGATCCGCTTGCGCTCCTCGGGCGGGATGCCCTTCCAGGCGTTTACTCCGCCTCTGTGGCCGGCCTCTTTAGTGTCCATGCCTCACCCTCGCGGGCGGTTGTTGCGCGGTTAG